CACAAGTAATACATTTGACCTGACAATATACCCAATGGGTAACATAGAAGTAAACTATGAGCAGGTACAAATAAATAACCACGCAGTAACAGTAGCAGTGGTTGGAGATTTAAGTCAGGGTGAGTATGAACAATGGTTCTATAACCACCCTACTAACGGAGCAATCTTTTGGAACAGTCAAGAAGATGACCCAGTAGAGATAGCAAATGGAGAAAGTGTATGCAGTGTAATACCAGACAGTCATATCAGTTGTTTATACTACCCACAAGTCTATGCTGATAATGTGTATAATCAACAATGTGCATTGGACCCTTTGTACGATTACGGTTGTGATGGATGGAGTGATGCTTACATAGATGAATATGTTGAGGACGATGTACAAGAAGTTTGGGAAACTGATGAGGAAGATGTTGAATCAATATACGTCTTGGAAGAGCCAGAAGTTTTCCAAGTAATAGAGATAGAGTCATTAGATGACTACACTTTAATCTCTACTACAATAGAAGAAGCTATACCAGAGATGGAAGATTTGTTTGAGGACATAGCACAAGAAGAATTAATAGAGGAAATAGAAGCAGAGTTAGAAGAATTTTTAGAGCCTGAAGTAGAAGAAGAACCTTTAGAAGAACCAATAGAGGAGGAGCTTGATGAGTCAGAGCCGGAAGAAGAAGCCATACAAGAAGAACAAACAGAAGAGGAGCCTGAACAAGAAGAGATAGTAGAAGCTAAAGTAGAAGAACCTAAGCTAGTAGAAACTAAAAAGAAAGCTAGTAAGAAAGAAAAGATGCGAGAGATTATTAGCAACAAGCTACAAAACCTTGCAGCAGAAATGGGAGAAGCTGCGTCATTAGAGGAACAACAAAAACTACAAAGTCTAATCTTAGCTCTCTTAAACTTTAATGCTGGCTTTAATACTTACAACACACAACTGCTTATTGATGGTGTGTTTTATAAAGATAAAGGTATATATTTAGACAAGGATATACCAGACAATCAAAGAGGATTAAGAAACGGTTTGGCTAACGAAATACTACACAATAAATTGATGGACCTACAATGGCAGAAATAGAGTACGCAGGAGTTAAGGTAGGGGGTAGTAAGGCTCTACTAATAATACCCCTCTTAGGGACAATCCTTGGAGCTCTGTGGGGTGGTTTTGAGGTATATCAGAGATACTTAGATATGGAAGCTAAGATTGCTGCATTTGAGTCACCTGATTTATCTAGTATAGAAAAAGATTTAGCAGTTATAAATGAACACATGGACACAGTAAATGTACACATGGAGTTTGTTAGCAAAGAAATTGATTTGTTTAAAGAAGAAATTAACTTAATTAAAGATAATGTTGATGAACAAATTAAATATGTAAAGGAAGTCAAAGTAGAAGTTAGAGAAGATATGCGACACCTTGAAAGTATTGTTAATGATGTTGAGTCAGATTTACAGGAACAGCAAAAAGATATTAAAGAAATGATTGACATTGCTGAGAAAAGATTTGATGACAGAAGAGATTCTCTTTATTCTGATACAGATAGAAAGATTAAAGAGTTAGAAGAAAGGCTCGGTAGTAAAATACAAAGAGCTTTAGATAACCCACTAGCAAACTAGGAGAGTATTATGATGAAGAAAAAGAAAGGTAAAGGCAAAGGCGGTAAAGGAAGGAAGGGTTACTAATATGAAAGGTGTAAAACATTATAAAAGAGATGGCACAGTTCATAAAGGAAGCACTCACAAAATGAAAGACGGTACTTTACATTCAAACAAATCACACACAAAAACAAGTGTAAAACTATTTCATTTTAAAGACTTGAGTAAAAAAGCAAAACTTAAAGCTAAAGGTAAATAATGGCAAAAGATTCAAGATTAACTAGAGTAGGTGTTTCAGGTTATAACAAACCAAAACGTACACCTAATCACCCTACTAAGTCACACGTAGTTGTAGCTAAAGAAGGTGATAAAATTAAAACAATTAGGTACGGACAGCAGGGAGTTTCAGGTGCAGGTAGTAATCCTAAAACTGCTAAACAAAAAGCTAGACGTAAATCTTTTAAAGCCAGACATGCTAAGAACATATCTAAAGGTAAGATGAGTGCAGCATACTGGGCAAACAAGAGTAAATGGTAATGGCTAAACGAGGACTATACGCAAACATAAATGCTAGGAAAAAGAAAGGCATTAGTAGAAGCAAAAAGAAATCTACTATTAGCAAGAAAGCTTATGCAAATATGAAAAGAGGATTTAAAAAGAAATGAATGATGAGCTTAGTAGAATGCAGCTACAATTAGACAAACATTCTGGACAAATAGCAAAGCTGTTTAGCAAGATTGACGACACTAATTTATGTATACAAAAGATTAACACTTCTTTACTTCAAATTAAATGGAGTGTCTTTGGTGCATTTGCTTGGTACATTATAGGACAAGTAGGAATTATAGAAGCAATGAGGTTAGCAATATGATAGCGTTTATAACTAATGTAGCACCAATAATGTTAGGCTTTGTTGGTAAGTTGTTTGCACTTAAAAGTCAAGCAGCAGCAGAACAACAAAAGTTAATGATACAATCATTGCAAGTACGTAATGATTCTATTAACATGGCTAGAGATAGAGCTGATAAAGAGTCACCTATGGCTGCTATGAACAGAAGGATTATTATATTAGTTATACTAGCATTAATTATATTTACACAAATAGCTCCTGTGTTCTTTGATGTACCTACAGTAATACCAACAGTTATAGAAGGAGCTAGTATACTAGGTTTTCAATTAACACCTGATGTTATTGAATATGTAAAAGTAGAAGCAGGTGCTGTACTCAAGATGGATGAAATATTTGGGTGGGCAACAATGATTATAGAATTTTATTTTGGTGCTCAATTAGCCAAGGGGAAGTAGATGACATACAGACAAATTATTAATGCAGTATTACGTAGACTAAGAGAAGATAGTATAGGCAGTGATTGGTCAGGAGCATTAATAGATGCTGCTGGTCCATCAGACTATCAAGTATTAATTGGTGACTTTGTTAATGAAGTTAAAAGAGAAGTAGAAGATGCTTGGGACTGGACATCACTAAGACGTGTAGAAACAGTAGCTACTGTAGCTGACACACGTAGCTATAACTTACCTAGCACATCACAACGTACTAGAACATTGTCAGTACAAGAACAAGAACAAGGACAAATGTTACAAGGTGTGCCTGATTCATGGATTAGGTCTACACAATATCCTAGTCCTGATAGCTCAGGTGTTCCTGCTTACTTTTCTATTAATGGAACCAGTAATGGTCTATTAACAGCTCAAATATATCCTAAGCCTAACGGTGTTTATAATATAAACTTTTACCTGCTTGACCCACAAGATGATTTAACAAATGCAACAGATGTCTTGACATGTCCAGAGTTTCCTGTTATAATGGGGGTATGGGCACGAGCTATAGCTGAACGTGGCGAAGATGGTGGAACACTATCAGACTTAGCACAGATGCAATATCAACAAGCATTATCAGATGCAATACAACAAGATGTAGGCAGACACTCAGATGAGGTAATTTGGAATGGCGTCTAAACCAATACAACCCCTTGTATTAGACTCTATAGGTATCTATGGATTAAACAGGCAGTCATCGGCTTCCAGTTTACCACCACAGTTTCTAACAACAGCTAACAATATTATGTTAGATGAAAAGGGACGTGTTACTACTAGAGAAGGAATTAAACAAGTAACAGATAATGTCCATACTGGTAGTTTAGATACTGATGGCAATCCTACAGCTAATACATTAATAGTTAAATCACTAGGTGAGTATATTAGTGCAACAGGAGCTAAGACTTTATTTGCTGGAGCTGGTGCTAATATATACAAAATTAACACAGCCAACACTCCATACACTTTAGATGCACAAACTTTTGGAGGTTCAGCTACTACTAAAACTAATGGTAACTGGCAATTTACAAACTTTAATAACCAGTTCTATGCAGTACAAACAGGTCAACAACCAATAAACTATGATGGCACTACATGGAAAGATTTAGAAGATGTAGGTAGTTATCACAAACCTACTGGCGTTACTACTTTTACACCTTCTTGTATTCTAGGAGATTATGGTAGGATATGGGTAGGAAACATAGGTGAAAACAAAGATGTAGTTTATTACTCTGATACATTAATAGGTCAAACATTTAATGGTGGTGCGTCAGGTTCAGTAGATTTAAAAACTGTATGGTCAGGTGATGAGATAACAGCACTAGCTTCTTTTATGGGCAAGCTAGTTATCTTTGGTAAGAGTAACATTGTTATTTATAATGACCCTTGGGACCCAGCTGCTGCTTCATTTCAATTAGATGAAGTTATTGAAGGTGTAGGATGTGTAGCTAGGGATTCAGTACAAGTCATTGGTGATGACATTGTATTCCTAAGTTCATCAGGTGTACGTTCACTAGCTCGTACAATGGTACAAGACAAGATGCCATTGACAGATTTAAGTCTAGCTATTAAAGATGAAATAAGAACAAATATATTAACTGCTGACATGGACCAAGTAAAAGCTCAGTATGATTTATCTACTGGTTCTTACTTATTAAGTTTTGGTGGTAAAAATATTGTTTATGTATTTGACTTTAAAGCTACAACTCCTGAAGGTGCTCCACGTATAACAACATGGAATTTTGAAGCCAAGAAAAATCCTGGAGCTTTGTTATCTACTGACGATTTTTTATATATAGGTTTAGGAGCTACTACTAACTTTGGAAAAGTAGCTACTTATTCAGGATTTTATGATGTAGAAAAAGAAGATGTTACTGCTAGTTATGGCAATCAATCAGCATGTACTACTGCTGGACACACGTGGGAATCTAATACAAGTAAATGCTATAAAGATGTAGACAATACATATCAAGCAGATTTTAAAACTACATGGCTAGACTTTGAACAGCCGGGTATAACTAAATTTTTAAAAAGATTCTTAGCTATATGGTCAGGTGGTAAGAATATGAACGTAACACTTAACTGGTTTAGAGATTACAATGTTACTCCTACATCAGCTAACTTTACATTAGACCCTACTACTGGTGGAGTCAATGCTTTGTGGGGACAGGGTAAGTATGGCAATGCCAAGTATGCTCCTGCTTTCCAACCTACAGAGTACAAAGTATCTATGTCAAGAGCAGCTAAGGTTGTTAGACTACAGATAATACAAACGGTATCGGGGTTTAAAGCTTCTTTACAAAACATTTCTATTTGGGCAAAACAAGGAAAAATACGATGAGTGATTATAATTTACAAATAGCTTGGTCAGGTAAGGATGCTTTAAGCGACTCAGACCCTGACAAAGTAGTCAGTGGTGGTGACTTTAATACAGAGTTTCTTGCGGTTAAAACTGCTGTTAACTCTAAAGCAGACTTAGCCAATACAAGTCAAGTAGTCACTGCTGCAACAGCAAGTGCAGGAACTAATACTAATCAAGTAGCAACAACAGCGTTTGTTACAGCAGCTATTACAGCAGCAACAATTAATGCTTTAGTTTATCCAGTGGGTTCAATATATATGAACGCTAATGTATCAACTAATCCAGCAACACTTCTTGGGTTTGGTACTTGGGCAGCTTACGCAGAAGGTAGAGTTCCAGTAGGTAAAGCATCTAGTGGTACATTTGATACATTAAATGCTCAAGGTGGTGCTGAAACACATACACTATCTATTGCTGAAATGCCTGCTCATACGCACTCGTCACACGATAGTAACCATACTCGTACACCAGATTCAACAGATTCTACTTCTGATGAGTACGGAGAATATCATAGTGCAAACACAGGCTCAACGGGTGGCGGTGGTGCACACAATAACTTACAACCATATATAGTAGTCTATATGTGGAAACGCACAGCATAGGAGAATAATATGTGGGGAGCAATAGCTAGTTCACTGATAGGTGGAATAATGACAAACAGAGCAGCTAAGAAAACTGCTGAGGCACAACGACAGGCAGGTGAACAAGCATATCAAAGGTCACTTCCTAGAAATGTCAGTGGTTTATTTGGTACATTTGGTTATGATGAGCAAGGTGGCTCAACCATGGCTTTAAGTGATGACTTACAAGCACAGTATGATGCACTAATGGGTAGAGCAGGAGCTACTGCTTCACAAATACAAGACTTAGACCCGATGGCATTACAGCAACAACTGTATAATCAACAGCTAGGACTACTAGCACCTGAACAAGAAAGACAATCATTAGCTCAAGAGTCTAGGTTACTACAACAAGGTAGACTAGGTAGTACAGGCGGTGCAGGTCAGATGCAGGCACTACAGGAAGCACAAGGACAACAAAGACTTGGACTATTATCTAGTTCTTACGCTACTGCGCAAAATACATTAGACTCTATGAGAGCAAGAGAAATGGCAGATAGACAAGCTGCACTTGGTATAGGCAATCTTCCATTAGCTTACGCAGATGTTAGTAGAGGAATGGCAGGATTAGCAGGAGCAGGTGGACAATACGCAGGCAATGCTGCACAAGCAGCTGCACTTGGTCTTGGTGGTACACAAGCAAACTTCTGGGCAAACGCTATGGAACAG